AGGAAGGTGGTGCAATATTAGTATTTTGCGGTGGTGATGAATAAACAAAGCTGTTAGGTGTCCACTGTAAAGGCTCATAACTTGGCATCTTTACACCGCACTTAATTACAGTTCCATCTTCATCAACATCAATTAAATTTATTAAATTATTTCTGTGGACTTTTACACAGCCAGCATAATTAATAATCGGTTTTGGAACTTTATTGATAACAGGAACTTCAAACTGCCATGCTTTAATTTCTGGTATTTGTATCTGATTAATATTTACCTGTGGTATCTCCACTTATGATTGCTGGGGTGTTGGTAGCTGAAAAGATGGG